AAGCGCCCTGTTTCGTAAGTCAGCGTTACCTGTGCCCCATTTTGAGGCATCAGAACCCAACACCATTGCATCAACCAACGCATCAGCGTCAGTCAGCGTCAGGTATGAGTTTGCGTTTGCGGCTCCTGCTGTTGCGACGATTACTACTGCCATCAGTCGATTCCTTTTTGCTGGTCTCCTCCGGTGCCGGAGCAGCGGCAGCCTTGGCGGTGGCTGCTGCTGCTTCCTGCTCCTTTGCTCTTCTAAAAGCGTAGAGCCCCATGATTATGCGGCTGCGGCTTTCATCACTGCAAAGTTCACGACCACAACCTCACCAGCGGTTGAACCGAGGTTTGAAAGGGTTACGTCAAAACTTCCTGCAGCAGTGGCGGACACAAACGCCAGATAGAGCCCGGTGCTTGCGCCTGACTGGACGCTGACCAATACAACATCGCTAGCAGTGACAGAGCTGTTGGTGACGGTGAAAGTCACCTCAGCGTTGCCTGCCAGTGATGCGTCATCGGTCGTGATTGCTCCTGATGGAGCGTTCACGGTTACGCCTGTTGCCTTACTTGTGAGCTGGGTTACAGCCCCGCCGGAGGTGTAGCCAATGGCTAGGCCGGCGGATGTTTCAAAAAAGCTTGCCATTAGATCAATCCATTGCAGAAACGACGGTTGCGCGAACGATTCCGAGATTTTTTAACTCGTAAACCTTCGACCAGTTGGCGACAGTAGCCAACTGAGTGCGGTTTGGGTTCGCAGTAGTCACGGCCCACTTTGCGCCCACTGGGTGGTAGACGTAATGAAGGTCAAGACTTAGCGCCGAACTTTTCGCTAAAATATCGCGATCAGTTTCGGTCTGAACGCCAGCCTGCTCGCCGCTGCCTACGCTGCCCTGAGAGAACATGTAAACGGCGTATTCAGTCGATGCACCGGATCCAACTGTGCTCACATCGTCTGAAACGATCACTCGCATTCCCAAGTAGGTGGGAACTGTCACGTCGCCGTAGGCGTTAGCAATTGACCCGCCGGATGCAGTTGCATCACCGCCGACCACATCTGTCGCCTTGACGTAATCCACAGCACGACGTTCGACCAGTTCGTAATAGGTCTTTGAGTGCATGCAGATCGTATTCAGCTTTTCGCCTTGGTCGCCGAGCAATGCACGGGCCTGCGAAACCTGACGCGGGCTGAGCGATGTTGGTGTGTCGCCAGATTCACCGTCGATCGTTAGCCCAAAGAATGCAGCTGCAGATGAAGTGTTGTTGACCGCGCCAAACACACCATCAAGACACGCGAGCAAGTCTTTTTGACGCTGATGGTTCACATAGTTGGCCATTTTCTGGCCAATTGCGGAAAGTGGGTCAGACCCAGCTGCAAGAGCAGCGAGATCACGCGACTCAAACGCACGGCCACGATGCAGCACAACACCGACTTGCTTATCAGCTGTGATCTTGCCTGGAGTCAGTGAAGAACTGTCAGACAGAACTTCAAAGTCACCCGTCAAATTTGCGTTGTAAAACGGGATATTGACGAAATCGCCGCCATCCTCAGACGCATTAAGTTGCGCCAATGGTTGCACAACACCGCTTTGCAAAAATGCGTCGCGGCGTGTTGATTCTTCGATCAAATACGGAGTAAAAATCTCCGGAATGATGATGTCAGAGCGCAGAACCGCCATGACTACCTCCTAAAAAATGGTTGTTTATTTTTCGGGCGTAACCCTTGCGGCTCTGCGTAGCTTCACCTTCACTGCATATTAGCGGTTTGCAGCATTCTTCAACCTCTCGTACAAATCACGATCTGTTTTATACAACCGTGACTGCTCTGTGAGGTTGAAGCTTTCAGCGCTGAACGGGTTTTTAGTGCCTGGCGTGATCTCACCGCTGGCCCTAGACGATGGTGCACCAGACCCCTGCGGCTTCGGTGCCTTTTGCATCCATGCCGGGGTTTTAGCCTTCGCCCATTCACCGACTGGGGTGCGCTCATAGCCTTCGACCACCACGACAGTGCCATCAGGCTCGCGCTGGATTTGGTCGCGTTTTAGTTGCGTGTTCAGCACTAATTGCGGATCATGGACCACATCAGACAATGCGCTGACAGCAGGGGCCATCAGCTCCAGCTCTTGCACTCGATCGGTCAGCTCCGAAATCAACTTGTCTTTTTCAGCAGCTGATTCTCTAAATTGCACTTCAAGCGCTGCTTTAGCTTCGACGTATGCGCCTTTGCTCTCAAGTTGCTGTTGCTCGGCATTGGCCTTGAAATCAATCAGGGCCTGAACGTCAACATCAGCGGCCTTTGTTTTGTTTAGCTTGCCGATCAGCTCATAATTCTTTCGCTCTAACGCCTCAACGCTTTTCTTTAGCGCTTCAACATCGGCTGTCGGTTGTTCTTGCTGTTGAGACGTAATCTCGTCGGTCATGTGAAACCCGTAAGGCTTATTTACGCCAATATCCTACTTTCTTGTTGCCTTTTGGCTTCTTATAACCGCCGCATTTCATGGCTAAGTTGCTGCTGCTCTCATCCTACGGCTGCCCATACCTTGTTTTCAGCTGCTTCAGCGTCAGCTCTGAGCCGTCATTTGCTACAAACTTGCGGATCGCATCTTCTGGCCCGTATTTCTTCACCAGCTTGTTCCAATAGGGAATCCTGCTAGGCCCCAAAACATCGCGCTTTATGTCGTCGCCTTGTTCCTGCAACCATTCCCCATAAGACTGATTTGCCGGGACCGTTCGCGTCTTGGCTGCTTTGCTCATCGGCCCTGAGATGATGCCCGGTCTGCGTATCGCGCTGGGTGGCGGTTCAGGCATCCCAAGCGCTGCATAATCAATCTCAGGGACTGTCGTTGATCTGCAGTTGAAATGTTGCGGTGGCGTCGGCCCTTTGCCGTACTCAAACACCTGTTGATCTAACGCCCTGCATCGTGCCGAGGTTCGTGAATCCAGCGTCGCGACATATTTGTATTTCTCGGTGATCTCAGCATTGGCCTTGTAGGTGGCTTGGCTGGTTGCATTGGCCACCTGATTGACGCTTGTCCTCACCAGCGTGTTCACCTGATGATTTGCCACTGCTGTGAGCTGCCCCCCTGCCTGCGCTAATTGCCGCACTGATAACGGCCCAAAATCAGCAAACTTCAAACGGCCCTTTAGGCGCCTCGCCATCTGCGGCCCTGAGTCACCCGCTAGGAATCCAGACTGCACGGTTTTCGTAAACAGCTCGGCTTGAGATTCAGCGATTCCCCGAAATGCTTTTGATACGGTTGAGCCATTCGGCAGCGTGATCTGAGCGCCCTGTGTTGCTGTCAGCCTGAATGTTGCCGGTGATGGCCCCACGGCTTCCAACAGGTCATCAGACAGAACGTTTAGCCCGATCTCAATTGGGTCTGTCATCACGACAGCGCGAGCAAAAGCCGGATCGATCTGCAGCGCTCTCACCTGATCAGCTAGCCGCTCTGGCACCATCTCCAGCAGCTGCGCCCTGATGAACTGCTCCTCAAACGCTGAAAGCCCTTGAAGCTCACCCACTAACAATGCAGAGCTTTCCCCTGCCCAATTGTTGAGGCTTGCCCGTAGCTGCCTGACAATCTCCCTAAGCCGCGTCTGGCGGTCGAAGGCCCGCTCGTCTTCCACCAAGATTTGCAGATCTGCGACAGCCTGCAAAATCAAACGGTTGTAAGCAATCGCAATCTGCTTGGCCTCAGCATTGCTAAACCTGTTTAGATCGACAGCGTGCCGATAAAACTCAGACGGTGTGCTCATTCCTGCAGGCCACCGGCAGCCGTTGCTTCAAGCTCCTCCTCTAGGTCGAACGAATCACCGAGCACTTCACCGGCCTCTAGCTGGGCCAACATCGTCGATTGAGTGATGGTCCCGGCCAGGTAGAGCTCAAGCAACGCTTTGATCTCGCCAGGGTCCATGCGAGCGCCCATGAAGTCACGGTTGATCAATGCGCTGCCGGGTGATGCGTCGTTTAGATAATCAGCATGAAACCGCAGGCAGTTGTCGATCATGTCCTGCATATTTTGGGCAATGACCATCATCGTTGAATCGCCTTGGCTGCGATCGATGCGCTTTGACTCGGCTGTTTCGGCTGAAAGCTTTTGGCCCAGCACACTGGCTAGGCCCAGCTCATTGATCTGCTTTTCGATCTGATCCAGCCGCTGAAACAATGCGCTGAAGCTGGCTCCACCCGGCTCGATGTATTGGGCTGATGCGCCCTCAGGCAGCGCGAGCGCTTCATTTGGGCCCGCCGTGATCTCTTCGGCTGATTGCGGAAACCCAAAAATGGCCAGCATCGGCACTGCCGCGACGTGCAGGATATTGTCTAAATCTGACTGAACTTGATACGCCTTGATGTTTAATTCACCGATGTCTTCCATCGGTGGCTTTGACTGTAGATAATTCACGCGGTTGCTGTATGCAACTGAAAACGGTATTTCGTTTAAGCTTGTTGCGCCTTCCTCAAACAATGTGTAATCCTTTTTGTCATCTTGCCTGAAGATTTCATAACTGCCTGGCGTTAATACTCTGACTTGATTAACTGTTTTTTCGCCGTATTCTCCATCAGGCTCGGTTACCTGTTCTTTTAGCCTGAGCTGAACAAGCCGAGGCTTGCCATCTTGCGTTTCAGTGCGCCACCCCAAAATGTCCCTTGGCGTGTAGCTGCACCAATAGGGACTGCCGTTGCCATCTGTTGGCGCATCAACCAAAACGCCCACATGGCCATAACGGATCGCCTTACGGGCTGTTTCATATACCCAGGTGTTCAGGTCATTGCCCTGATGATCAACATCAAATAAGTCCTCTCTGATGCCGTCTGAGATGTCATTCAGTTTTACCGGCTTCCGGGTGAGCATCCCGGCCAGTAGCCGCTCAAGCCTGACGTAATACGGTTGCAGCGTGCTGCGCAGCAGCCTGTTTTGATAGGCATCATCAGTCTCCCGAGGCTCCTGAGGCAGGTATTTACGCCCTTCTTTTCTGATGCCATAGGTGCCCGTCAGCAGGCATTCGATCAGCTCCCAGTGTGGCTCCTGATCGATCCATGCTTGATTCGGGTCGTAGACATTTACGACCTTTGAGGTTTTAGTTCTATTCCTTGCCGTTGATTGATAGCCCAATGCTGCCGCCGCCTTTTGCTAACAGTTTAAGCCGGCTGATCTTTGATAATTTTGGCACGACCATTCGCATCAACTTGAATCAGCTGATGCTTTCGCGGTTCACCGTGTTTTGGCTGCAGCAATCGGCCCACAGCAGTGACAACAGGCCGGGTCACGCTGTCGCCTCTTCATCGTCTTCGGTCAGCAGTTCAGCCACGGCAAGCCCAGCGATGATGTCGTTTTTTGCTAGTTCCAAAGCGCCGACAAGTTCAATCACGCTGAGACCTTCAGTTTCTGCGATCAGATCGTCGAGAGCGTTCAGAAATTCTTCCATGATGCTGGGGATGCGTTCGGCTTTAACTTAGCAAGAGGCATCAAAACAGGCATGGACGATCTAGACATAAGCGCCACCGCAGACGATTGCGTCAGGGTATGCCTGACAGAGGAAGGGATCACCAGCTGTTGCAACGTGTCGTCGTATCACTTGGTGGAATCGCACCGTAAGCAGCTGCAGCGAGCGAATGCAAGGAAAGCAGCGGATGCGTATAGGCATTAAAAAGCCCCAGCGGCTCGAATCGCTGAGGCTATGAACCCACTCGCAATGAAGCCTGAGACCCATTAACTCAGGCAACGTGCTGAGCGTAGCAGGCCAGCAGCTGCGGTCGATAAGCACTAAAAAACCCCACTCCCGGCAAGGAGTGAGGTTTGGGGGATGACGGTTCTGTCAGGAACCTATGAAAAGAAGTGAAAAGATCGTAGCAGGTCAGCTCCTGCGACGTTTTACAAAGCTTCTTTGAATCTTGATTTGTCCTCAGTGAAAGGCTTCCCCCCATTCAATGAAATGGTGACTGTCTTCTTATTTACTCTTAAAACCTTGACCGGCCCGTAAAGCGTTGAGTTCACTGTTTGGCCTTTTGATATTTTTCTTGAGTCAAATTTATCTCTTCTCGATTGCTGCCTTGACGCTGCGTCTCCTTTGTTCCGCTTTGACATTCGCTCTAAGTTGTCAGCTTGCGACCTTAGCTTTTTAGCTCGTTCTAGCTCCTTGAACGACTTATCCAAACCAGCTCTTGCCTTGTCTCTTTGCTTGCCAAGCCCTGGTTGAGTCCAAAAAGCATTATCGCCTACCTTGCGGTTTGCGTCTCTTAATCTTTTTGCGTTTGCTTCAGCTTTGGTTGCCTGCGTTCTTCTTTTTTCAGCCCGAGCTGCCCATTTTTCTTTTTGGCTCATTTGCCTTGCCGCACGATTGGCATTGATGCGAGCGTTTGCAGCCTTAAAAGAACGCTGAGCTTTAATTGAATTGTCTTTCCCTGGCAGCTTCCCAGTTTTCAAGAAGTTCTGAGCGCGGTCCAAAGTTGCCGAACGCTTGAGCGCTCGCTGATATTGATTTCCTTGCCTTGCTCCAGTTTTTTCGTCACGTTGAATGTTTTTTAGATTTGCCTTGTTCACGGCAGATTTACGCTTAACCCTATTTGCAATCGTGGCCGGTGCGTTGCCTTTAGCGCGGGATTTTTTGGCCACTGTGCTGCCAATTCGAGCGCCTTGAACTCGCCGCGCTTTAGGGTTAGCCGGGATCACTGAACTGCGATCAGCCTTGAGCTTTCGCCGCGTTGCCGTTTTGATTTTCAACCTAGCTGTTGCCGCGTCACGAGCGCTTGAGACTGCTGGTTTTGCTGCTGCTGGTTTGGCCCTGCCTTTCTTCCCGCCAGTTGCTGGATCCTGGCCCCGTGCTCCTTTCGTCAACCGCCCGCCATAATCTCGGCTGCGCTTATCCGTTACTGACGGTTTTGATAGCGCCTTGCCAAGCCGGCCCTTGTCTTCTTTAAGCATCCGGCCTCGCAGTGCATCAGCCTGCTTCTTTACGCCACGCAACTTGTCAGCCGATCCCTTTAGGGCTTTGCCCTTTTTGATCACATTATCGATCGCACGATTCATTTTGGTGCGCGGTGACTTCGGCCCTGCCTTGATCGTGTTTTTAGGGCCAAGCCTGCCGCCAGTCCGCCTGATGTTGCCCTTAGCGACGGGCCTGGCCAGCTTGCCGGTAGCCCGTGCGCTATTGGCCGTTACGCTTTTTTTTTTGCTTTGCCGGTGGCTGGTTTGATTTTGCTTGTAGTGCCGCCG